AGAACATCTTTCTCCTAATATCGCAAACTTTTGAATTTGCTCTGCCATTAAATATTATAAACTATATATATTATTTAATATAAAATTAAGCGCTACTGTTTCTAGAAGTAGTAGTTCTTTTAGATGAAGACAAAGAACGTCTTTTTGAATTTGAACTATATCTAAATCCGCCTTTTTGTTTTTTTGATTTTTTGTTTTTTCTATTTTTTTTGGTTTTTCCGCCCATAAAAGCGCCGTTTTTAAAAGCTAAATCACGTAAAGCATCATTGACTTCTTTAACATTTGTTGCAACTAGAACTTTTTGCAAAGCTTCACCGTATTTATTTTTACCGTCTTTATATGCAGGGTTACTACGACCCACATCACCGCTTTTTTTTGCTAAAGCATCTATTATTGTTGACACTGGAAGGCTTGTTGTTACGCCATTATTATTTAACATTATACGGGTGTCGCGAGTCACAGGCTGAGTAGGAGGAGGAGGACTATTAGGAGGTCTAGGAACAATATTTCGAGTAGCAGCAGGTGGTGCAGCATCAATTGCTATAGAAATGTCTTGAATGGATTTTTCAAGTTGTGTCAAAATATCATTAATACCTTGCATATTATTTTGGTTAATAGAAGCTTCAGTTAATTGTGATAAGTTTTGAGTAGCTTCATTAATAGCAGCAGTGGCAGATGTTATTCTGCCTTTCAAATCCGCATTCTCAGCTGTTAAGGTTTGAATCTGTGCTTCTAATGCGGAAATTTTTGCAGTTACCTGTCCTTGGCTATCTGTAATAGTTTGAGCCTGCGCTGCAGCATCCTGTTGCGCCTTTTGTAGTTGAGCTGCTGCTTCTGCGATTTGAGCATCCTTTGCGTTAATTTGGTTGGTTAGTTCCTGCATTTTTCCATTATTTTCTGCAGTTAACGCTTGAATTGCTGCTTGTGTTGCATCCGTTTGGTCTTGTAACGATTTTGCGTGTTGAGCTTCTAAATCGCCCTTTCCAGATAATTGTTGTGCTAATTGGTCGGCCTGTGTTTTAAGATTAGCATTGTCAGCGTTCAGTTTTTGAATTTCTGCTTCCATTGCATTAATTTGTTGTTGGTCAGCATTCGCTTTATCACTTGTTTGTTGTGATAAAGTTGCTAATCGTTGTTGAACTTGTTGTTTTTCATTTTCTAATTGCTGAACTTGAGCTGTAAGTTTGTCCACTTCAGACTGTTTATTATTAATGCCACTTGTATTGGAAGCGACTTGTGTTTGAAGGGCACCTATCTGATTTTTTAAATCGGTAATTTTACCAGCTAGACCTTTAATTCCGTCATTTATTTGTCCTAATCTTCCTACTATAGTAGTTGAAAAATCTTTTCTATCTTGAACATTTTTAAGAATAGCTGCATTTAATTGTGCTAATTTTCCCATACTTTCTTGAAAGTCTAATATAAATTGTGGTTCAGCCATATATATTTTATTTATATAAAAAATTTATTAAACATAATTTTGCTTTTGTTGCAGCGTTTGTTGCATATCATTTGTATCATCAATCATTGAGTCTAAACCACTCTTAATTGATTTCAATTCCATAAGAATTTTTTTTTGTTCTTCCTTTGCATCTTTAATATTTTGTTCGCTTAACTGTCCAGATATACTTAAATTATGAATGTATTCATTAATTAATTCAAGCGCTTTTATTTGGTCTTCTTTTTGTTTGGCTATAACTTGATAATATTTACTATAATCATTTTTCACCTCTTCTAAAAAGGAATTTTGTTTCGTTATAAATCTTAGTTTTTTTTGTTTTTCAATAAGAAAATGTTTTTTTGAATCAATTAGCCTTTGTATTTGCATAAATTCGTTGTCCTTTTTTTCTAAAGGCGATATATTATAAGCAATTATTCTCATTATTAAATTATTCAACTATTTTATTATTTAAAAAATAAATTTAAAATCTTAACAATATATTATTTAGGATGTCAAAAACCCAATCAGAACCTTTATTAGTTCCTGACGATAATCGTTTCGTTATGTTTCCTATTCAACACAACGACGTGTGGGAAATGTATAAAAAACAAGTAGACTGTTTCTGGAGAGCTGAAGAAATTGATTTAACGAAGGATTTAGTTAATTGGGTAAGCCTAAATCAAGATGAACAATTTTTTATTTCTATGATTTTGGCTTTTTTTGCTGCGAGTGATGGAATTGTTTTGGAAAACTTAGCAGCACGTTTTATAAATGATGTTCAATTGTCAGAGGCTAGAGCGTTCTATGGATTCCAAATTGCAATGGAAAATATCCATAGTCAAACTTATTCACTTTTAATTGAAACATATATTAAAGATAAGGATGAAAAACATAAACTCTTTAATGCTATTACAAATTTTCCTTGTATCAAAAAGAAGTCAGATTGGGCTCAAAAATGGATTCGCGATAATCGCAGTAGTTTTGCCACCAGATTAGTTGCCTTCGCGTGTGTAGAGGGCATTTTCTTTAGTGGCGCATTTTGTAGTATCTACTGGTTGAAGAAACGCGGACTTATGCCTGGTCTTACATTCAGTAACGAATTGATTTCAAGAGATGAAGCATTGCACTGCGAATTTGCTGTTCTTTTATATTCCAAACTATTGAAGAAAATTGATAAAGCTCGTATTCACGAAATTATAAAAGAGGCTGTCGAAATTGAAACCGAATTTATTTGTGATGCGTTACCGTGTAGACTTATAGGTATGAACTCCGATATGATGACACAATATATTCAATTTGTCGCCGACAGATTATGTGTCCAACTTGGTTACAAAAAAATTTATAATGTTAGCAACCCTTTCGAATTTATGGAGCTAATTAGTCTGGAGGGTAAGACTAACTTTTTTGAACGTAAAGTATCAGAGTACAGTTTATCAAATAAAAACTCGGAAAATGCTTTTGAAATTAGTGAAGATTTTTAATTTATGATAAGGAAGAAAATAAACAAAAATAAATATCAGAATATAATTATTTAAAGAGATTTAACTACTTTAATTTATAATGAGTGACAATGTTGATTATTCAAAAACAGTTATTTATAAACTTTGTTGCAAAGATACTCTAATTACCGACATTTATGTTGGTCATACAAAAAATTTTACACAAAGAAAAAATACTCATAAATTTTCTTGTTGCGATGAAACAAATCCAAACTTTAATCGATACGTATATAAGTTTATCAGACAAACTGGCGGCTGGGAAAATTGGTCTATGATACAAATTGAAGAGCGCAATTGTGAAAATAAAAGAGAAGCTGAATCAACCGAACAATATTGGATGGAACGCTTAGGCGCAACGCTTAATTCAAATAAATCTTATGCTATGTGTAAGGAAGAAGAAAAAATTTACAAAAAAAATTGGTATGAAGAAAAAAAAGATTATATTTTGCAAAAAGCAAAGGAAAACTATGAACAAAATAAAGAACAAAAATTGGAATATCAAAAACAATATGCAGAAGAAAATAAAGAAAAGGTTAAAAGTTATCAAGATGAATATAGAGAAAAAAATAAAACGCAACTTTACGAGCAAAAAAAAATATACAGAGCGCAACATAAAGAAGAGGCTAAAGAAAAACAGAAAGAATGGAGAGAATCGAATAAAGAAAAAATTCAAGAAAAAAAGAAACAAATTATTGATTGCGAATGTGGTTGCAAATATACTTTTGGAAACAAGAATAGACATTTAAAATCTAAATTTCACACAGACTTTATAACTTCAAGTAACTAAACCAAATTTACTTTTGCTTTAGGTTCTTAGACTTTGTTTCTTTTTTTGCTATAGGTTCTTTTGGTTTTGTTTCTTTTTTTGGTTTAGGTTCCTTGGGTTTTGTTTCCTTTTTTGGTTTCGATTTTTCTCCTAAAAAGTTCAAAGTTTCATAGTCTAATTTCTCTCTTCTATTTTTATTTATTGTCGACGTTCTTCCTAAGAACTGTGGAAACTTAATTTGCGCTTTTTTTGTACACTTAGTTGTCGCTCGAATTGTACTTGATGCAATATACGGTTCTAATTCAAAATTGAATACACTATCTAATAAATCCGCATCTGATAGCGCGTCTGCGGAATAGGCTATATTTTCTAATCTGTCAGCCTCATTACGAACCGTTAAGGTGCAGTTAATATAATTTTCTTGAATCATTAACCCGTGAATATCACGCGACATCCAATAATATCTATTCTTGTCATCCAAATCAGTTTCTTGCGATAAAAGTTTTCCAGTTGTTTCGAATATATTAGAACTTTGAATATTTTTACTTGTATCCGTTTTTTTATTATACATCTGTAGTGCATTTAAAATAAAACGAATGTCTCCATTTGCTTGCTCATATAATTTATCAACACCCGATTTTCCAATTTTTATATTCTCTGTTGTAACAACTTTGTAAATTAATTTATATACTTCATCGTAACTAGCTTTTACTAATTTAATATCAAAACAATAATTTAATATTGGCTTGATAGACTGGTCATATCTATTGTCGCATATGCAAATGATTGGGATTTGTGTTTCCTTAATACAATCTGTCAATGTAGAAATAAATCCATAACCGCAAGCACAGTCAATATCACTAACTACAAGCGCATTTTCCTGACCATTAAAAGTTGTTTTTGTTTTAAGCAAAGGTTTTATATGGTGATTAATATATTCTTTATCGTGTTCTTCATCTATAGACAAATGTACAATATTATAGTCGTGTTTCTTTAAAATAAGCTCAACTAACAGAGATTTACCAACTCCATTCAATCCTGATACTAACGCACACTTTGTTTTTTTATTGCTTGGCTCCCATTCTAGTAACCATTGTATAAACGGCTGAATGGCTGCTTTATTTCCGACTAAATTCTCCAACTTTTTTGGGCGATACTTTAGAGCGAACATTGTTATATTATTTTATCATTATTTAAAAATAATTATTTATTTTCATTTTTTAATTTAAATAAATAATACAAAATATAGTATTATGATTACTTGTAATTTAATGGGAGGTCTTGGAAACCAAATTTTTCAAATATTCGCAACTATTTCTTATGGAATGAAAAGCGTCAATCAATTTAAATTCTTGAGTCTTCACAAATTAGGTGGCGGTTCAACTACTACAAGATATACATTTTGGGATTCGTTTTTTTCTAATCTAAAACCTTTTTTAATTAGTGAGTTACCTTTAAACATTGAAGTCATTAGAGAGAAAGGATTTCCTTATGACAATATCCCGATTACCAAACTTGTTAAAAAAGACATAATGTTATATGGTTATTTTCAAAGTTATAAATATTTCCAAAATAACTATAATGTAATATGTCGGGTTATTGGTCTTGAAAAAATGAAAGAAACATTGCTAGAGAAAGTAAATTTTTCGAATGAATATTTAAATAATACTATTGCAATGCATTTTA